AACAACAGTCCAACGAATTTCTGGAGGTGCTGCACCTAATGCATAAGAGTCTGTGGGTTGATTTCTGAAGGTAGCCATAATGTTATTATATCACGACAACCCGTCTTTAAGGGCTCCCCAGGTACCGTTGCCCTTTGTTTGAACAATTAACATGCCACCATTAGCAAGCGTTGCCTGAATAGCAACAACTGCAATATATCTTGCTGGTCCAGTTGCTGGACGACCTGCAACAAGAGTTCCAGTATTGTCTACATAAACCTTTGTTCCAGCAGATCCCAAACTTGTTGTATTCATTTGAATAACCCCAGAAACAATAACCAAACCATTAGAATTATTTGGAATATCATTTTTTACTAAACCTAAAATTGGAACATCTGGATTATGAGACACACTTGACGGATCATATTTTTGAATTAATGATTTTCCAGAAAGACTACCGCTAATAAATACTGGAATACCCTGGGAAATTGCTGTGCCTGTAGTATTTCTAACATCAATATATGCTGCACCATAACCCAGGGGAGGAAGAATATTATTTAAAGCATCAACTAATACTTTAAAATCTCCGTGTACATTGACGGGATCTGAAGCAATAGGATATGAAAGTGAGTTAGGGTAGTTAGATGCGTATTGTGGCATAATCTTTATTATACCACCCTATAAAGTTGACTTTTGGCATAATTTTATGTTATACTTGGTAGTAACACCTACCAAGGTGTTATTGTTTTCTAAGGAGGAAACTATGATTAAATTTATCGAAAGAAACAAAGAGATCATTAGCATACTCAGCATACTGACTTTAGTAGCGACTTTGTCAAACGCTGCTAATGCTGAAACACAAATAAGTGACAAAAATAATTTGAGTATTGAACAGGCTCAGGAGCAAGGAAACGCCTCGAAAGAGGTTTTTTTGGTTTCTAAGGCTAAAAAGTTAGAGAGTTTTGAGAATAAGGTTTCTCTGACCGATACCGAATTAAAGCAACTCCTTTCCCTTGTAGGGTTTAAGGGGCAAGATCTTGTAGTGGCTTGGGCCATTGCCAAGAAAGAATCTAATGGTAGGCCTTTGGCATTTAATGGCAACCATAAGACTGGGGACTCCTCTTATGGAATGTTCCAAATTAATATGATTGACTCTTTAGGTCCAGACCGTAGGGATAAGTTTGACTTGGACTCTAATGCTGAATTGTTCAATCCCGTCAAAAATGCAGAGATTGCATACTACATGTCTAGAGGCGGAGAAGACTGGTCTTCATGGAAGGGTATTACCCCAAAGACCAAAATGTGGATGAAAAAATTTCCTAAGTAAAATATAATAACTAAGGGCACCTACGGTACAAACTGTGGGTGCTTTTTAGTTTAGCAGTTTTCTATAACGTTTCCATTTAAAAAATCTAATCCTGCAAAAACTCCATACTCTTCAATTGTTCTGCTTGATCCAAGATATCCGTCTCCAACGGTTCCCTCAACAAGTGTTTTATAAACTATTGCTCTTGACTTAATATTTGATATTTCATACTCTTTTGGAAAATCTATCCATACATGCTCTCTTCTATTTATTTTTATATTTTTTTGATTAAAATATAAATGATATAGATATTGTGTGCTTGGAACAACAAGGTCGTAACCGTGAGTATATGCCCTTGCTGCCATCATTATTTCTTCACCCCAAAAAGCCATGTCTTTGTTTGGTTCTATAAATGGCCCGACAGTAAACACTGACCCAGCAGAAATTGATCTAGTAAAAATGCCTTCTTTTAGTGGCATGGCTGTCTGAGATGGTATCCTAGATTTTTTAAACTCTTCTGGGTCTTTATGAAAACTTATAGTTGTCCTGTAGTCTGAATTTATAGTCACCTTGGTTATTTCTTGAAAACTTTCGTCTTTATAAAAATAGTTTGCTGGATACATTGTTAATAATGGTTTTTCTATTCCATGTGTTTGATAATTTAAAATTGAATTGACTGCAATTTCATCCCAATCTTGAACAAACCTCATATGAGAATCACATTGAAGATAGTAGTCTTCATCATTATAAAATTTATGAGCAAGATATCTTCCAATGCCAACACCAATGTTTTCTGGGGCTTTGCTTGCTATCCATCTTATATTTTTTATATCGGGAATATCAATTTCTGATTTATCTAAATAGCAAACATGGATACCAAAATAAAGTTGATGTTTTCCAGATGATCTTTCTATAGCGTCTAGAATTGTTGGTCTTAATTCTTTGTCTCTATAAGACGATATTTGTATAAATATGCTAGACATCTATTGTCCTTATTAATATTTTTACAATTACCATTTTCCTATAGGGCACGAGGCTTTTTCCAATTTTGTCTTTAAATGCATAAGGCATCCACACTTTTTACATTGCTTAGTTAATTTTAAAAATTCAGGGCAGCCTTGGCATATTAAATATCTTCTATCAGCCTCAGACTCTTCTGCCCATTCAGTGCTTGGCTTTACTAAATCTAAAGGGCTAACCCCAGATACCCTATTTGCTTCAATAATTTCTTTTATTTTATCTAATCTACTTAACATATTACTATTATACACCAGAAGTGTCTTTATGTCTAGCCTTCTGAGTTCTGATAAAGGATGTTAGGGTATATCTATTACCAGACATAACCTTTGATACCCTGTGTTTTTCGGATCCAGCATGATAAACAAGCATTCCCTTTTTTGGTTTTATTTCTATTTCTAGGTCTGGATATATCAATTCTCCACCTTCAAAATCTTCATTTAAATATAAAACAACTCCATACAGAATCTCTTCTCCTCCAGCATCATCTGAATGCTCTTCCCAGAAAGAATCACTAGTTGTTCTATGTATCATTCTTATCATTTGTGTATGCAGATCTTTATCAAATAAATCAGATACTCTTTTTTTTATATCTATAAGAATTTTGTGGTTTTCTGATTTTATTATAAATATTCCAGTGTTTTCGTTTTGAGGTTTCCACTTTTGTGAAGTAGTAGCCTCTTTTATTAAAACATTACACTCTTCATCTGACAAAAAATTGTGAATAATCACTTTGACTACTTATTGTGAATTAAGATTCCGCTTACGAAGAACCAGTCATAAGGTTCACAAGACAACTGATAAACAGTTACAACCTCATCTGTAAAGTGTTCAATGCTTGTGACAGGAACTTCAGTTTTGTTTCCTGCTGAATCAACAATAATTAGACTATCCCCAACTTCAACATAGTAGGCTTCTTTAATTACATACTGACCATCAGACTTCTTAACAAATACTGGTTGAGTAAATGTAATTCTAATATCTGTATTCCCGTTGAAGCAAAGAATATCTGACTCTTCTATAGAGTTAAGTCCAGTAATTGTTGTTTCAACAAGTTCGCCAGTTGTAAGGGTTGAAGAATTCCAAGCATACTTCTCCCAGTCTGGCTCTGAAGGATCAAGTTCTGTAATTGGTGTTGACCAAATTACATCACCTACTTGTAGATTTTTAACTGGTATTTGACCGCTAGGAGTGTCTATTAAAGTATTTTCTTCAACACACGGTGGTCCGAACCAAGGGATAATGCCAGTTACAGCAAAGTATGGTGGGAAGAATGGTGGTGCCTCAGTTGGTGCCTCAGTTGGTGCCTCAGTTGGTGCCTCAGTTGGTGCCTCAGTTGGTGCCTCAGTTGGTGCTGCGGTAAATGTTGGGAAGAATGGAGGGAAGAATGGAGGGAAGAATGGAGGGAAGAATGGTGGTGCTGGGCAATCATAAGATTCGGCTCCAGTACATGGATTTACATAAATAGCAACTGATTGTCCACATGCTGCACGATACTCATTGTAAGAATAAACTGGAGTACAGTTTTGTGTTGTAGTAGTTGTTGCCTCTGTAGTGGTTGTGGTTGTAGTTGTTGCTGGACATGTCCATGATTCTGCACCTGTACATGGATTTGTATAAATAGCAACTGATGTCATAACTCCACCACAGTTTCTAAGTTCATTGCCACCATATACTAGCGTACAGTCTTGTTCTGTAGTAGTTGTAGTTGTGGTTGCTGGACAACTATATGTTTCTGCTTGTGTACATGGATTGACATAAACCTCGACTGATGTCATAACTCCACCACAGTTTCTAAGTTCATTGCCACTATATACTGGAGTACAGTCTTGTTCTGTAGTAGTTGTAGTTGCTGGGCATGTCCATGACTCTGCGCCTGTACATGGATTTACATAAATCATAACAGTTGTTGGAGTTCCATTACAACTTCTAACTTCATTGTTTGTTGCAACTGGAGTACAGTCTTGTTCTGTAGTGGTTGTGGTAGGGCATGTCCATGACTCTGCGCCTGTACATGGATTTACATAAATCATAACAGTTGTTGGAGTTCCATTACAACTTCTAACTTCATTGTTTGTTGCAACTGGAGTACAGTCTTGTTCTGTAGTGGTTGTGGTAGGGCATGTCCATGACTCTGCGCCTGTACATGGATTTACATAAATCATAACAGTTGTTGGAGTTCCATTACAACTTCTAACTTCATTGTTTGTTGCAACTGGAGTACAGTCTTCTTCTGTAGTAGTTGGCTCTTCTGTGGTTGGCTCTTCTGTAGTTGGCTCTTCTGTGGTTGGCTCTTCTGTAGTTGGTGCAGGAGTAAATGTTGGGAAGAATGGCGGGAAGAATGGAGGGAAGAATGGTGGCGCAACAGTAGTTGTTGTAGTTGTAGTTGTAGGTGCTACAGTGGTTGTGGTGGTCGTTGATCCAGAACCAGTTTCATAAATATCTCCATATGCAATCCATGTATCTGTTGCAACCTTTACAAGAGTTGCTTGTCCATATTGTGCATCAATAAATAATTGAGAGTTTTTGCTATTTATAATAACTCCAGGGGATGGAGTAAAAGCAGTTACACCTTCACCAATCTCAATAGTGTGATACTTATATCCTACTGGAATTTCTACAGCAGAATTTAATGGAATTGTTAATTCCATTGTTGTTGGTGTTGAAAGCAAAATTGTTTTTGATGCGTCTAAAGGATCTAGAGTAAAACTAGATGCTTTTGTTATAACTTTGTTAGTATTTACAAGATTTGCTTCAACATCAAATTGGTTGTCTGTAGCATTCCACTCAATTCCTTCTCCAGCCTTGTCTGATAAAGTTACCGTTGAGTTTAATATTTGATTAAGAACATATTGTTGGTCTGCTAATGGTACCCATTCTCCAGCATGAGCAAAATACATTTTTCCTGTATCATGAGCATGAGCAATTGCTCCATGTGCAGTAGTTGCTGCTGGGAAAGAGGCCAGGTCTGGATAATAAAAAGAAATTCTACTTGCGGTATTGTTTGGAGTTGTAATTGGTCCAGTGAAATTTGCACCTGAAAGGTTGGCCTTATCGTTTGTTAGTTTTTGAAAATGGTGAGCAACTGAAGGGTTTGGAATAAGTGCAGGGTCTGTATTGGCGCCATTATATTCGTATGTTCCGTAGTGATAAAGTCTTAAGGCTGCCTGGATATCGGCTGCATCTGAAAGTCCTGGGATTTTGGTGTTGAAGAGTCCGCTACCACTGACGGTATTATCAATATTTTCTTCTGCCACTATAAATCACCTCTTGACATTATACCACCGTAATAAATAAATGAACACGCTTTGGACCAGCCATAGGCTGCCAAGCGTTATCAATATATTCTACACCCTTTATTTGAAGTGGTAGTGCTCTAATTGGACTATCTATTACATCATTGACTACAAGGCTTGTTGAAACAGGCCCTCCAGTTGGTGATGAAACAGAATACTGAATACTAAAGTTTGCAGATGTAAGGTTTATCTCATCTGCAATTTCTGATAGATTAATTGGCGGTATTGTAAGAATTCCATTAACAGCCGTAACATCTTTAACAGATGAATAATAATTTGTCTTTAAAGTAAGTAGCGGAGTCCATTGTAGTCCTCCTCCAGTAGAAACTTTTTGAAAAACTGTTTTGTATGTTGTTGAGTATGGACTATAATCTATTGCAATGTCCAAAGCCTGTGTTTCTTGTACGATTGTAGAGGCTACGCTGGTATCTCTTGGATCTCCAAGAACTCCAACAATAATACTTCCACGATCACCTTGTGGTCCAATATCTAAATCTAGGCTTACTGTTTCTGGACCGCCAAAAATTGTTAAATCGTCATTAGATAATAATATGTCTGCCATTATGCACCTGGCTGAGTAGCAGAAGTAGCACCAGTAACCTGATCTGTAACAGTTATTGCACCCGTTAACAAGGTTTGAATAATCTCATATTGACCACTTCCTGATAATCCCGCTGGCTTTCTAACTTCGACATCGTAAACATATTCTGTACCAGCAACCAACTGATTACCTTCTGCTGGTCTAATCGCACACTGAACAAAAGTGTTGTCATCTGATACTCTAGCAAAACACTTAATTGGAATTCCTGCAGAACCACGAACATTTGCAATAGTAAACTGAGCACTATCATATGGAGCAACTGTATCTGTTACATCATCTGGAATGTTGGCATAGTTTGTTGGCACATAAAATGCACTTAAATCAAAAACCGTTCCATCATTTTTCTTCGGGTAGATACGAAATTCAAAGGTATCACCCTTATAATAGTTAAAGTCATAGGTTGCTGGAAATGCCATGGTTTTATTATACCACGCTGACGTATATAGAATTGAGTATTACGGAAGCATCAAAGTCTGTACGGATTTGAGGTATTGCACCACTTCCCCACATGACAGAATCTTCTATAAATATTTGCTGGGTAGCAGAAAGATTATAAACATTCTGGTATCTCAAAGATCCCATAAACTGAACAAACTCCTGATCCTTTTTTGCAAAATAAGTCCTTAGCCAAACCTCAGTATTAGATGTATAGGTGGTTAGTTCGAAGTTGTATGTTATGAATACTTGGGATCCTTCTTTTATACCGTGGAAGTTTAGCATTCTTTGATGACTGTTCCATAGGCTGGTGCAGCCCTTTGGCATGTATTTTTCATTTTGGGTTTTATCTTTAGTATCTAGCCAAACGGAAACCCATCCGTCGTCGCCTTGGGTAATTCCTAATTTTATAGGCTTGATTGCGCTGTTTGTATATGATGCCCAACCTGCCTGTTGTCCAGATGCTGATAAAGAACTTTCTCCATCTTTGCCTGGTAGTCCTCTTTCGCCTTTAGGCCCAATGTTTCCCGTGAAACCTTGTTCGCCTCTTTCTCCATCTCTGCCTGGTGGGCCTGGTGGGCCTTGTGGTCCAGGGACTGGAACAAAGTTTAGTGTGGAGTCTGGTGATAACTGTGTTTCTGCAACTTGATCGGTTTGACTAATAACTTGTGCAGCGTATGAAGACTTTTTTGCACCAGGAAAATCCATAGATTTAGAAACAGCCATGGAGTTATTATCTCACTATATTATTCTTTTCTGTATGTTCCAGAGACGGTAAGTCTTAATAGTTTTGAATTAGCAGTTACAGAAGGTGAAATTAAGTCAACTGGCCAAACAGAAGTAACGGCTTTAAATGTACCAGCATTTACATCTGTTAATCCTTCTGTATCTATACTTGATATGGCTGCATAACTTTTTTCAGTTATGGTATTAAAAACTAATGCTCCATAGACTGGTATAACATAATTTTCGTTGTCTTCATAACCTGCTGGCTCCATGTCATTTCTTACTACAAGCCTACCAATAAAAGGTGCTCCGTGTCCAAGTGCTGTCGAAATGGCTTGAGGATTACTGGCTACAATAGTTGATAAAGGAGAATAAGTCCATTCGTTACTTTTATGTTTAAATGGCAAATCAAATGTAAACTGTCGATAAAAGGGGAGACCTGTAGTCGAGTCGGTAATAACTGTCCCTGCTGCATCAACTGCTGGCGCTCCCCACTGAATAGCGTCAAAAAGATAAACACTAAAATTAAAGAAAACCATATCTCCAATTGTGTAGTAGTTTGCTATTACAGGATAATCAGATTGTGGTCCAAAAGAATGGTTTAAACTTCCATCAAGTCTTGGAATTATATTATTCTTTTCATAAAATTGTGGATCCCAAGTTCCTGAAGTTGTTAAAGATGTACTTGCTGTACCTTGTTCGCCCTTTGCTGCAATTAAATCCCAAAAAATTCCTTGTGACGGAGTATCTCCAACATTACCTCCATTAGCATGCTTACGATACCATGTCTGTCCTTCGTATGTTACTACATCTCCAACTGCATATCCAGCACCTGGGTTGTATGCACCGTTATAGTTCCATAGTGCATCTTGTCCGTTTTGTCCTGTTTGTCCTGTTTGTCCTTGTGGACCCTGTGGTCCAGTTTCTCCTGGATCTCCCTTGTCTCCAACTGCGCCTGGCATTGGAACAATCTTAATAACTGCCATTATAATGTACCCCCTGGTGTAACATCGCCTAATACTTGTATGGTGCCAATAACTGGAGTCCAAACAGTGTCTTCAATATCTTGTGGAATTATTACCTGTAAGTCAAATGGCAACTGAGCCACGACAGATGCATATTTAGATCCCCAATTTTTTGTAACCGATGGGAAGGCTGTAATATCAACAAATCCCTCTCCAGGCTCACAATCCAGGGCATCTAAAACGTTACCAGACTGATCATAAGCAGTTGCTCTAAAAATCCATCCAGTAGTATCGTAATAATCTACTTCATTATCCTCATAGAACTCTACTCTGAGAGTACCAGTATCTCCTCTAACAACGCTCCACTGCATAGTGACTGGATCGGCACCAAAAGCAAGAGAAGAGTGAATAGGCATACTGCGATTATACCATAAAAATTGACTAATACCAAGGTCGGTGGGTATAGGACAAACCAAGGTATTAGTCAACAAGAAAATTATACCATAAAGGACAAAACGGACACCAAGAAAAAAGTTTACCAAATTGTTACAATTAGAAATGTCCGATTTGTCAAGGTTTGTCTTTTATGCCAGGATTGGGATAGTGTATACTTAAATATATATAAGAAAGAAAGATATCCTTATAGTTTTAAAAACT